CAAGGTATCTGAAGAGCTTCTAAATGACAGCGTCTTTAATCTTGAAAACTATATCGCAAGAGAGTTTGCAAGACGTATCGGTAACAAGGAAGAAGATGCCTTCTTTACTGGAGATGGTTCTGGTAAGCCTACGGGTATCCTTGCCGCCACTGGTGGAGCACAAATCGGTGTAACCGCTGCAAGTGCTACAGCTATTACAATTGATGAGGTTTTGGACCTTTTCTACTCTCTAAAGTCTCCTTACAGAAACAAGTCCGTGTTCGTTATGAACGATGCCACCATTAAGGCAATTAGGAAGCTGAAAGATGGTCAGGGTCAGTATATCTGGCAGCCTTCACTTCAGGCTGGAACACCAGATACCATTCTGAATAGACCTGTTTACACTTCATCCTACGTTCCTACCATTGCTGCATCTGCAAAGTCCATCATCTTCGGTGACTTTGGTTACTACTGGGTAGCGGATCGTCAAGGCAGAGTATTCAAGAGACTTAATGAGCTCTATGCAGCTACTGGCCAGGTAGGTTTTGTAGCTACTCAGCGTGTGGATGGAAAACTGATTCTTCCTGAAGCCATCAAAGTGCTTCAGCAGAAAGCGTAATGGAGGTGTCCTATGAGTTATAACACAAAGAACTTTACCGAACAGGGCGGTGAAAAAACCGTCATTGGTGGAACTCTTGAAATCAAGGAGGGGGCAGTCGTTACTGGCCTCCCCGTTCTCGATAATCAAGCTGCAAGTACTGCTGCCACAGTAGAAGATTTGGTGACGGATTTTAATGTCCTTCTCACCAAACTTAAAGCAGCAGGGCTTATGATTTCAGACTAATGAAAGGATGGTGGCGGTATGACACTGCTGGAAAAAGTAAAAGCAAATCTAATTCTTGATCACTCGGCTGATGATGAACTCCTTGAGATGTACATCACCGCCGCCACGAGGTATGCAGAAAGCTATCAGCACCTTACTGAAAACCACTATGAAGAGACTTCTATGCCTGCCACCACTGAGCAAGCCATCATTATGTTGTCGTCCCACTTCTATGAATCCAGGGACGGCAGCACCGGTGGTTTCTTTTCAGATAATGTTCAAGCTGGACAGCAAGTATGGAACACAGTCAATCTCCTGCTGAGACTTGATCGGGATTGGAAGGTGTAGTTATGAGCTTTGGGAAAATGAATACCTTTATCGATATTGTAGAAAGCGTCACCATTAAAGACGCTGAAGGGTTTAAAACAGAAGTTGATAATATTGTAGCGTCTGTAAGAGCCTACCGTGAAGGTCGACATGGCAATGAAAAATGGGCAAACAGAGCATCCTTTTCAGAAGCCACAGACCTTTTTCGCTTTCGCTGCATCCCTGGTATAACCATTACAACGTCTATGGTGATCATCCATAGTGATAAAAGATTTGAAATCACATCCGTTGAAGATGTGAAGGGCCGCGGTATGTACATTGAAGTACTGGCCAAGGAGGTGGTTCCAAGTGGCTAAAGGAACTATGAAAATGCCTGATGAGTTTTTAATGAAGCTTACAAAGCTTGGTGATAAGGCAGATGAGATTGTCTCGAAAGTTTTAGAAGCTGGCGGTGAGGTTGTTCTTGATAAAGTCAAAGCCAACCTTAAAGGTGTTATCGGGAATGAAACCAAAGAAAAAAGTCGTTCTACCGGTGAACTGGTTTCTTCACTGGGCCTCTCGCCTACAAAGCTGGATAAGAACGGAAATTTCAATATAAAGGTCGGTTTCAATGAACCCCGAAATGATGGTGATGCGAATGCAAAGATTGCAAATATCCTTGAATACGGGAAATCAGGTCAGCCACCTAAACCATTCTTGAAGCCAGCAAAGTCCGCATCACGGAAGGCATGTATTGAAACTATAAAATCAGAACTGGATAAGGAGATTGAAAAGCTATGAGCTTACTTGCGGATTTAAACCACATACTAGGACCCCTAAACATTCCTGTGGAGACCGGAGTGTTTTCTGATACGCCGCCTGATGAATATCTGGTTATCACTCCCATGTCTGATAGGCTTGATCTCTTTGCAGATAATGAGGCCTATATGATTCTTTCAGAAGCTCGGCTTTCTCTTTTTACTAAGAAGAACTATATGAAGCGCAAGAAAGAACTAACAAAAGCCCTGCAATCCGGAGGGGTCACTATCACGGATAGACAGTATGTTGGTTATGAACATGATACTAAATTTCATCATTACGCCATTGACGTAATGAAAGAATATGAAACGGAGGAAGAATAAATGGCAACAATCGGATTGGATTCTCTATATTATGCCAAGATCACAGAAGATCAAAACGGCATCGAAACCTATGGAACCCCTAAAGTACTGGCTAAAGCCATGACTGCAGAGCTGAGCATTGAGCTCATTGAAGCCATTCTCTACGCAGATGACGGTGCCAGTGAGGTGGTCAAAGAATTTAAGAGTGGTGCTTTAAGTTTAGGAATTGATGATATTGGTTCACTTGTAGCTCAGGATTTAACCGGCTGCAAAATTGACAGCAACAATGTGGTGGTTTCAAGAAGTGAAGATGGTGGTAGCCCTGTGGCAGTTGGGTTTCGTGCCAAGAAGGCCAATGGAAAATATCGCTACTTTTGGCTCTACAGGGTTATCTTCTCTGTTCCCGCCACAAGCCTTGCCACCAAAGGCGACTCCATTACTTTTAGCAGTCCCACCATAGAAGGAACCGTCTTTAGAAGAAACAAACTAGACGGAGAAAGCAAACATCCTTGGAAAGCGGAAGTTACTGAAGGAGATAATGGTGTAGCGGCATCAACAATTACAAGCTGGTTCACATCCGTTTATGAACCAGACTTTACAGCCGTAACCCCAACCATAACCATCACAACTGAGCCGGCAAGCTTAACTGAAGTAACCGCAGGAAGCATTTCTGGAAGCCTCTCTGTTGTGGCAAATTCCAACACCTCAAACCCTGTAACCTATCAATGGTATGAAAATACTATCGATAGCTCCACTGGCGGTAATATTATCAACGGTGAAACTTCTGCGAGCTTTGATATTCCAACGGATCTTCTGGCAGATACCTATTACTACTACTGTGTCTTAAGCTCTAGTGGTGCAGAAAACGTGACAACCACAGTGGCTACTGTTGTTGTTTCTTAATGGGAGGGTTGATTATGGCAGATAAAAAATTAAAGATTGACGAAGCCGCTGAAGAAAGAAGTACCACCATTGATATTGGTGGCACAGAGTTTAAGATGATTCTTACAACTAAAGCAACAAAGGAAATTGCCAAGCGCTATGGGGGACTTGAAAACTTAGGTGAAAAGCTCATGAAAAGTGAGAACTTTGAACTGGCCCTGGAGGAGGTTGTTTGGCTCATCACCCTTCTGGCCAACCAATCTATCCTGATCCACAATATTAGGAACAAGGATGATAAAAAGGAACTTCTCACAGAAGATGAAGTGGACCTTCTTACCACTCCCTTTGACCTGGCTAATTACAAGAATGCCATTATGGCCAGCATGATGAAAGGCACAAAAAGGAATGTGGAGAGTGACGACTCAAAAAACGAGGTGGTCGGGTAAGTGATCAAGAGTTATTTACCCGACTCATTTACTATGGCACTGCCCACCTAAATAGAAATGAAGATGAGGTATGGCTATTACCCATTGGTTATCTGATGGACCTTTGGGAGTGTCATAAGCAGTTTATTGGTATCTCAAAACCAAGAAAGGAATATACCATCGACGATGTTGTTCCTGAGTTCCTGTAAATTATTCCTATTAAATTTCAATCTTGTCATATATAATAATGTGTATGGCGAACTGAATGGAGGGATAAAATGTCGAATAATACAGGCTGTAGTTGTTGTGGTGACATTGTAGATTTAACCATGACTACTGAAGATATGAATAAGTGTCCTATTTGTAATCAAGAGGGCAAAAAAGTGAAAAATATAACAGTTAAACACCTAGTTAAAGAAGAATATGTAGAATCAGTAGAAACTATGAATTATTCAATTTGTATGAACGAAGATTGTGATACTGTATACTTTAGTGAAAACAAAGGAATTCAGTTTAGCAAAGAGCAAGTAAAAGTTCCTATTTGGTTTAAGAAAGATGCGGACCCTAGGTATGCTTGCTATTGCAGTGAAGTTACTATTAACCAAGTGAAAGAAGCAGTAAGAGATAAAGGCGCACGAAAGATGAAAGATGTATTAGCAATCACAGGTGCTATGAAAAATTCTAAATGCGAAATTAAAAATCCACTTGGAGTTTGTTGCCATGAGACAATTCAAACGGCGATTGACGAAGCACTAGCAGAATAATAAACAAGTTTTCATTTATCAAGACACTTCTGATGAGGTGTCTTTTTTCATGCCCCAAAGGAGGTGAACGCTATGTCGGACTTCGGCCTGAAAATAGGTGTTGAGGGTGAAAAAGAATTTAAGAACTCTCTTCGAGATATCAATCAAACATTCAAGGTGCTGGGTTCTGAAATGAATCTGGTTACTTCACAGTTTGATAAGCAAGATAAATCCATCAAGGCTATAACAGCAAGAAATGAAGTCTTAAATAAAGAGATTGACGCTCAGAAAAACAAAGTATCCACCCTTGAAGCTGCACTGAAAAATGCTGCGGAGTCCTTTGGGGAGAATGACAAGCGAACAAAAGCCTGGCAGATCCAGCTAAACAATGCAAATGCGGACCTAAACAAAATGGAAAAAGAGCTGGATGATAACAACAAGGCTCTTGATGCAGCCAGTGATGGGTTTGATGATGCTGGTAAAGAAGCGGACAGGTTTGGGGATGAAATCAAAGACTCTGCAAAAGTGGCAGATGATTCCGGTGGTAAGTTTGAGAAGCTAGGTTCCGTTATGAAAGGTGTGGCTGCGGGGATTGGCGTTGGCATGGCAGCCATTGGAACTGCAGCAGTAACAGCGGGTAAAAAGCTCTTTGATATGGCTAATGATGCTGCGGCTGCAGGGGATGAGATCGATAAGGCCAGCCAAAGGATTGGTCTTTCCAGGCAAGGTTATCAAGAGTGGGACTATGTCCTTTCCCAAAACGGTGCCAGCATCTCATCCTTAGAAAACGGAATGAAGAAGCTTAACAACACCGTGGACGATGCCATCAACGGTAGTTCCTCAGCCACAGAAAAATTTCAGCGACTAGGGATTTCAATGGCCGACCTTGAGGGCAAATCCAGAGAAGAAGTCTTTGAGATGACCATTAAAGGTCTTCAAGGCATCTCTGATGAAGGTGAAAAAGCGGCCATTGCCAATGATTTACTTGGAACGTCCTCAGTTGAGCTAGGGGCGCTTCTAAACCAGACCGCTGAAAGCACAGATGCCCTAAAGAACAAAGCAAGTGAGCTAGGGCTGGTTATGAGTGATGAATCTGTAGATGCTGCGGTGAACTACACAGATGCCATGGATAACCTCACCCGCTCCTTTGCTGGGGTGAAAAACAACATCACATCCCAGCTCCTCCCTGGCTTTACCATGATTCTAGATGGTTTGACAGGCCTTATCACTGGCCAAGAAGGGGCCGCTGAGCAGCTTAAGGAAGGTGCAAGGCAGACGGTTGAACAGATTGCTGTCATCCTTCCTCAAATACTGGATGTGGTTACTGGACTTATTGCAGCTATTGCAGAAGTAGCACCTGATTTGATTCTCGCGCTTGTAAGTGGGATTTTAGATAATCTTCCTACTCTTATTGAAGCTGCAACCAATATCATCATGACCATTGTAGGTGGCCTCATCGAAGCCTTACCTCAAATTACAGACGGTGCTTTGCAGCTTGTTCTAACATTGGTGGATGGGATTATTACCAATCTTCCTGCCCTGGTGGAAGCGGCGCTAGTGATGATTGTTACTTTAGCTACTGGACTTGGAGATGCGCTGCCGGAACTTATTCCATCCATTGTAGAAGCGGTTATTCTGATCGCTACCACCTTAATCAACAATCTGGACTTGGTACTAGATGCAGCATTTCAGATTATCAGCGGCTTGGCTATGGGACTTTTAAACTCTCTGCCAACACTGATTCAGTCCTTACCTCAGATTATTAACAGCATCATTACCTTCATCACCAGTAACCTACCAAAGCTCATTGAAATGGGGGTTCAGCTGACCATTCAGCTTGGTATGGGACTTATTCGTGCCATTCCTCAGATCGTGGCTCAACTGCCTCAGATCATCATGTCTATTGTCACCGGACTAGCCCGTGGGATTCCATCCATACTAGAAGTGGGAAGAAATATCGCCAGAGGTTTATGGGACGGTATTGCATCGATGATTGGTTGGCTTGGAGAAAAAGTAAAAAACATGGTCAACGGGATCGTTGGTGGCGTTAAGAAGGTTCTTGGTATTAGATCTCCTTCAAAGGTATTTGCAGGCATTGGTTCCAACATGGGTGAAGGTATTGGAGAGGGCTTCGAAAAAGCCATGGGTGATGTGGAAAAAGATATGCAGGGCGCTATTCCTACAGACTTTGATTTGGACCTGAACTCTCAAGTAACAGGAAGTCTCGGTGGCTCTGACGGAGCAGTCTTTGATGTAACTATCCCTCTTACCATTGACGGTAATATTCTAACAAGAGTTATTGCACAACTTCAGTGGAACCAAAACACCGTCACAGTTAGAAACCTTGGTGTGGCAGGAAGTTAATAGAAAGGAGGCGATCCCTTGATTGAAATTTACGCGGGAGCAACCATGATTCAATCCGTTAAGAAAGTCATCAGCTCAAACATTAGAGAAACCTTAGAGGGTGAATTTACCCTCTCATTTACTGTTATGGCGAAGTCTGCATTGGCTTTAAAAACAAAGCAAATTGCAAAACTAGATAATCAGTATTTTGAACTGGTCCAAATCAGTAAATCAATTCAAGGGAGCCTGCCGGTCTGCTCTGTTCTTTGTGAGCATGTGTCTTATCTTTTAAACCATGAAATGTATCAAATAAGCAGTTTTGACTTCACGGGTGATCCTTCAGTAGGATTATCCCAGCTCCTTGCAGGCACTCCCTTTTCAGCAGGGATTGTGGATTTTACAGAGAGCGTCACGATGAAAATCAACCAGAAGGTTTCAAGGCGAGCTGCCCTTATGCAGTTCATTGCTATTTTGGGTGGTGAAATCCAGTACGATGGCTATAGCATTAACATTCGTAGCCATAGAGGCTCCAATGATTATATCCCGGTGATGGGTTCAAAGAATGTTACAAACGTGGCTGTATCCCATGATTCCAGGGAGAATGCATCATCCTATGACATTTCATTTTTCAAACTGATGGATTTGGCTGTTGGTGATAATGTTCACATCATCTTCAATCCATTAGGAATCAATGTGAAAACCAGGATCATCTCTCTTGAATATAATCCATTCTACAGATTCAACATCCGTGTTGAGGTAGGAAGGTATCGACCCAGTATTTCTGACACCTTTTATCGCATAGAAAACTCTATTTCTAATGTAGGAAGCTCCGTGGATGATCTTCAAAACCAGGTCTATGACTTAGGCGTCTCCTACACCATTGTAAAAACGCTGTCGGTGATTGATAACAAAATTAATGTGACCTACGAAGTGGAAAAAGGTGATACCCACCAGTATCATGCCGAGTACAGCTTCACCACTGATTCCAGTGGCAGGATCACCAGCATCACCTTAGAAGATATTTTCTCAGAGCTTCTCCTTAAAGAGGTCTCTTCACTTCTGATTGATGCTGCAGCCTTTGAAGTAACCTATGCCGATGGCTCAACTGGAAGTTACACCTA